TAAATAACGGAGTTTCAGTCACATTCAATTCTGTTGATCTGTCAGCGTATGTTACATCTGTAACTGTTAATCAATCATTTGATGAACTAGAAGTAACTGCTATGGGCGATAATGCACATAAGTTTGCTAAGGGATTAGAAGCAAGCACCATCACTTTAGACTTCCTAAATGATAATGCTGCTACAACTGTTATTCCTACCTTGCGTGCTGCTTACGGTACAACTGTACCTGTAGTAATCAAGCAAACATCCGGAGCAGCATCTGCAACCAACCCTTCATACAGCACTACTGTATTGGTTAATAACCTACAGAATATCAATGGTTCAGTAGCAGATATATCTTCACAATCAATCACATTCACCTGCAACAGCGTAATTACTGTAGCAGTAGCATAAGGAGCAATAATGGCAAAGCTAAAGATAACAAGGGCTAACGGAGAAGTATCTGAACATAAGATTACTCCGGGTGTCGAGTACGCTTTCGAGTTAAAGTGGTCTAACGGTATTAGCAAAATGCTACGTGAGCATGAGCAACAAACCCATATATTTTGGCTTGCTTGGGAGTGCTTACGTAGAGCTAATATCACAGTGCCAATTTTCGGCACAGAGTTTATCGATTCTCTAGACACTGTCGAGGTATTAGAAGACGAAAAAAAATAGTTCAGCGTGATTCTATGATCTACGCTATTGCAAGTCTTAGCGTGGAGACCGGAATTGCGCCGCAGTATTTTATAGATTTAGATCCAGAGATGCTTAGGGCGATAGTCCAGGTATTAGCTGATCGAGCTAAGGAGATCAAAAATGCCAGTAAACGTAACAGGCATTAAAGAGATGAAGAAAGCCTTAGGCGAAGTAGATAAAGATCTATTAAAAGACGTGCAAGCTGAAGTAAGAGCAGCAATGATTCCTATTAGAGATAAGGCTAGAGGCTACGCTCCGGCAGATGATACAGTCTTATCTGGCTGGACTAAAGCTGCTGGAATTGTCGGCCCTATGAAGTATCGTACCTTTCCTAAATATAATCAGGAGCAGGTAATTCAAGGTATCAAATACAGTGCCGGTAGAAATAAACGTAATCAAAAAGGCTGGGCAGCATCTAACTACGTATCTAACATAAGCGCACCTGGTGCTATCTATGAGACTGCTGGCCGTAAGTCAGGTCCTGGTGGCGCACCTTGGATTGGTAGAGATGTCAGCGAGACAGATAGAAACATATCTCATTCTAATAATCCTAGAGCGGGCGCACAGTTCATTGCAGCTGCTGGTCCATTAGTAAATGCTAGACCGCAGGGTATGGTTGGTAACAATAAAGGCTATAAGCAAAAAGGAAGATTAATATACAGAGCTGCTGCCGAAGAGCAAGGTAAAGCTATGTCTCATATATTAAAAGCATTAGATAATACAGCTGCTAAGTTTGTTAAGCGCACCGAGATTAGAAAGGCAGTAAATGGCTAATTTAATTTTCTCGATCCTATCTGAGTACAACGGCAAGGGACTTGCTAAAGGCAAGAAAGATGTAGTTACATTTGAGAAGAGCCTTAAAAGTTTAGGTAAGACTTTAGGCGTTACCCTTGGTGCTGCTGCATTAGTTAATTTTGGAAAAAAGGCTGTAGCCGCTTTCGCTGCTGACGAGAAGGCTGCTAAATCATTAGAGATCCAATTAAAGAATACCGGTTATCAATTCTCAGCACCAGACGTTGAATACTACATAGCCAACCTTCAGAAAATGACTGGCGTATTAGATGACCATTTAAGACCAGCATTCCAGACTTTATTGACTGCCAATGGCTCATTGATTCAAAGCCAAAAAGCATTACAGGTTGCCTTAGACACAAGTGCAGCAACAGGCATGAGCCTAGAAGAAGTGAGCAGTGCTTTAGCTGCTGGCTATAGAGGACAAACTAAGTCCCTAAAGAGCTTAGGCGTTACCTTATCTAAGTCTGCTTTAGCAGCAGGTAACATGTCAGTTGCTTTAGAAGAAATTGGTAGGGCTTATTCAGGTCAAGCAGCTGCAAGACTTGATACCTATGCCGGTAAGATGGACAAATTAAAAGTAGTTACAGCTGATGCCACTGAGATTATTGGTAAAGGTTTAGTAGATGCGTTAACAACCTTAGGCAAGGATAAATCATTAGATAAGTTTGCAACAGACTTAAACAGCACTGCCACAGCCATATCCTATTTAGTGGGTGGAGTTGCAAGACTTATTGTTGAGATCAATAAATTAGGTAATATTAAAATAGGTAGCGGTGGTCTATTAGACGTACTTCTTAGAAACCTACCAGTTATCAGTGCATACTATAATGCCGGTAAGAATGCCAGTGCAGCAGCCAATGCCCCTACATCTAACTTTACCTATAGCCTTGGATCAGGCGCAGCTACAGAGATTGCACGTTTACAAGAATTAAAGATACGTAAGCAATTAAATGCTCAATTAGCCAAAGAAGTAGAATTAAAGAAGCTAAGAGATAAATACGATATAGAGCGTATTGGCTTGATGTCTGCTCTTAACCAGGCTACTGATGAAGAGACCAGACTACGACTAGCAGAGAAGTTAGCAATATTAGATGGCAATACTTCTATGGTGGATGATTATCTAGCCTTATCTGAATCTGTGCAAGAATTAGAAAACAGTACTTATGTTGCAACAGAAGCCTTTAATAGTTTAGCAAAGGCTACTCAGAATCTAATCCTTTCCTTTGGCGTAAGTCCTTCTCAGGTAGGCTCAGGCGGATCAATTATTGCCAACAGTCCAGCTAGTGTTGGACCTACTTTAAGTAATGCTGGTGGCTTGGCTAGCGTTGCAATTAACCAAGGCATGTTAGGTACAAGTAAAGAAGCTATAGATCTGAGCATATCTTTAGGATTTACTAATACATCAAACATAACAGATGCTCTAACTAGAGCCGTAGCAGAATCCTTAATAATTAATAATAAGAATGGATTACCAACCACACCTGCTGGATTCTTATAATGGCAGTACCAGTAATCAATGCGGTAATTAACTTCAGCACCGGGCCTAATTTTGCACAAGCCGCTATTATTGGATCGGCTGTATATGGCACTAACGTATTTGCTGATTCGGCAGCTGTAATTGTAGATGTATCTGATCTAGTTAATTTAATACAAACCAACAGAGGCCGGAACGCTGTAGCAGATGAGTTTCAGACTGGCAGCATGAGCCTTCGCATAGTAGATCAGAATGGTGATTTTAACCCACAGAATCCAGCCAGCCCTTATTTTGAATTGCTAACTCCTATGAAAAAGGTGCAAATAACGGCAACCTACTCAGGAGTAACATATCCAATCTTTTCAGGCTTTATTACATCATATGTAAACACTCAGCCTAAAGATGCAACAGAGGTTGCCTATACAACGATACAAGCTGTAGATGCCTACAGGCTGGCACAGAACGCACAGATTTCTACAGTTACTGGTGCTACTGCTGGCAACCTATCAGGCACAAGAATTAACCAAATCTTAGATCAGATCTCATGGCCTGCAACTATGCGTGATGTTGATGCCGGACTAACTACTCTACAAGCTGATCCTGGCACTACTAGAACTTCTTTAGCAGCATTACAGACTGTAGCCAATAGTGAGTATGGAGCAATTTACGTTGATGCATCTGGATCATTTGTATTTCAAGATAGATCTGTCACTGTCGGATCTATAGGTGGCACACCAACACTCTTTGCAGATGATGGCACAGGAATTAAATATGCTAATGCAGTATGGAAATTGGACGATACCCTAGTGTTCAATTCAGCCACAGTTACTAGGGTTGGTGGTACTGCCCAGGTAGCCACTAACTCGGCTTCTATTGCTAAGTACTTTATCCATTCTTACTTTTTAAGTAACCTATTGATGCAGACCGATACTGTGGCCTTGGATTATGCCAGGGCTTATGTGGCTTCTAGGGCTGAAACCAGCATACGATGCGATGCCATTGAGTTAGACCTTTATAGCCCGGACTACAACACAGGCATAATCGCGGCTCTAAACCTAGACTTCTTTGATCCAATCACAGTAATCACTACCCAGCCAGGCGGATCTACGCTGGACAAGACCCTACAGATTTTTGGGGTAGGCATGAACATAACCCCGAATAGTTGGAAAACAGTGTTTACAACGCTCGAACCGATCATAGATGGGTTTATAATAGGCAACGTAGATTACGGTGTCTTAGGACAAAACGTATTATCTTATTAAGGAGATATAATGGCATCAGGATTACCAGCAGTAACAGGTGATGTATTAACGGCTACAACCTTTAATGGTTTAGTAACCTTTACAGTAGGCACTGCTAACACAG